GCGACAAAACCACCGTTGTTGTAACCGGTGATCATGACTGGCCGTAGCCGAAGGTTGCAGACCATAAAGCGGTTGTAGTTGCCGCTCAAACCGTCGAGTAACGGCATGATCTTCCCTAGGGACGTGTAGCCAGTGGCTGAAATAACACGCGGGGTCAAGCTCAACAAAACTTGTGAGCCGGTAGACCCGACCAAAGCGGTCATCGGTGTCATGCCCTTCACCTGCACCATCATCGTGTCATCTTTATTGACGCGGAGGTAGGCTGGGATGGAGTAGCGGGGAGTGGGTGCGGAGTCCCGTTGGCGGTTCCGCACGCGCGTTTTCTTCTTGGGGCCGGCGCCCACAGCTACCGTGAGCGTGGATGGACGGGCCTGCTGGGGCTTAAGGGTTTGACGTGGCATTGGATAGAGTAGTAATCAAACTTAATCCGGGTTCAAGTCTGAGGTCCTCCCTCTCCAAAACGCCATCCGCCAGTTCGCGAAACGTGACGGAGTCGTAGAACGCCTCTAGAGCCAGCTGTGCATCGGGTGAGATCCCGTAGGCTAAATAGTATGACGCGCGCGAAGCGTCAGTGACTTGCGCTGGTTGGGCTGCCAACCCGTTGGCGCGCACCTCCCACCCGGTGTTGCGGAATACCTGGCGCTTCATGCCGGCCGAACAACGGACGCCGCTCCTGAGGAGGCATCGGTAGAAGGCCTGTTGGACGGGCACCCCGCTCGCGGAGGCCAATCCACACTCACCAACAGCGTACATCCACTTGCGCAGCGTACGGTCATTGGGAATGGGCATGAGACACATCGGGTCTTTCTTCACAACAGCATGGTGGTTGCGTACCATCTTCCACCCGCCGCCGACGAGGACGGGGCGGGTCTGGCAGAACTCGAGCTCCTCAAACATGCGGGCTGGCGCCTCCACAGTCATAGCGAACCCCTTCGCACGGAACCATTCGGACAGCCCATTACTGAACTGGCCTAGGTCACTCTCATCAAGAAACACGACGCAGTCATCACCATTGTTGGCGAGTTCGACATCCAGCTGACGCTCTTGTGCGTAGCTGTGCACTAGGGCACACATGAGGATGCAATTACCTAAGGACGTGTTTAGGTCGCCGGACGAACGCGTAGCGTCCATGCGGAACTTCACACACCCGTCGGGTGCATAGGCGCGGCCCTTATTAACCTCCTGCGCTGCTAGAAGGTCGATAAGCTCGGGCGAACCCGGAAAAAGCCCGCGGTAAAACGAGTGTTCGTACCGCAAAGCCGCGCGTGACACGTGCATGTCGAATTTTGACGCGTCCAGTCCAACGGCAACGGGTCGGCCAAACCGGTCCCACTTGGCACGGAGGACGGCAGCCGATTGAACGGCGTTCATCCCCTTGATGACAGTGGCAGCGGTTGCACCTCCGTAAGCCTCATTTATGGCCTGGAATATCGGTTTCTCGGCGTGCTTGAGATACTTGCCGAGGGCGAGATTGTAGCGCGGGTGCCGCGGGTTGATGACCCGCGGAGCCTTTTGCACATCCTGCTTTTCGAACTTGACGAACGACGTGAGGTCGGAGTCACGTTCCTGGAGACCAGTCCGCATCAATGAGATGCGCGCCTTCTCG